CCCTTCAAGCCGAAGCGAACGGTCTCGCGCACGACGGAGCCTGAGAGGACGCGGTGCTTTTCGGTGTCAAGAATTCCGTTGGAGAGGTGGGAATGAAGGCGCGGGATCAGGCCGCCGATGAAGAACACGGTCTGAGGTTCGTCCGTGTCAGACTTGAGAGAATAGGGCCGGGATTGTTTTGCATCGTAGACCTTTACCATTTGTTACTCCGGGATGTGTCCGCCTTTTACGGACTGGTTTATAACTTGGAAAAGTGATACTTCAATTCCTGAATCAGGATTCTCGGATAGGCTTCGCTAAGGAACGATTGGATTTTGTCTTTCATGTGACGGCTTCCAAAGAGCTGAGTGATGCGCGGGCCGTAGAGTCCTCTGATCGGCAAGCGTTTCTTGCTCGTTCGGATGAATACATTCTCATGGCCTGATTTCATCGTTCGGATGAAGCCGTGGCGGATTTTTCGGGCCTGTCCTTTTTTCACTCTCACAGCGACCCCCGTTTTTGTCTGTCGCGCTCCGAAGAAAAGAAGTTTTAGGGGCTTACCCACAACCCTTAAAATTGCCCTAAGCCCATGTCCGCCCCACAATGCTTGTTGGTAATTCGCGTTGATGACGCTGATGTTCGGATCGAGGTCTGACTTCTTGATGTTGTAGGTCTTCCTAATCTCGGAAGAAGCGAACGTGCGTGTGCTGCGCGCGATCTTATTCAAGGCGGAAGCCCCCGCGTGAGGGAACTGCCGCCCCATCTCAAAAAGCCGCGCATCCGATGCCTTCTCTATTTCAAGGGAAGGGATCATGAGCAGGTGATGACGAGCGCATCGTCGCCCGCCGACATATTGAGTTTGAAGCCAACCTCGAAGGTCCTCACTCCATCCCGATCGCCGGGGGTCACGCCGGTGTACTGGAGCTTCGGCGCGGTGATGGTTGTGATGTTCCCGGCCGTCGTTCCGACTGCGATGGTCAGGGCCGCCTCTGCGCCCGACATGAGCTTCCCCCAGAAGTCATGTGTTGCCACAAGGACCCCTTCCGGGTCCATCGTGCCTGTGAGCGCCCTGCCGGTGATGATACATCCCGCATACGCTGTTGCAGTATTGACGGATGGCCTCATGGCAAGCGTATTTCCAAAGTCTATCTCAAGCGTTTTGATGATCGAGGCGTGCGTATGTTGTGTAAATGCGGCCGAGATCACGGCTTTGGGGGCTTGAGTTAAATACGTTGTGGTCGGTATCGAAGCATCGGCGAGGGTGGTATAAAGTCCCAAAAAGGTGAATTCATAGTACGCCACTTCACCGGCTGGAACTCTGAGTTTGCAGTTTCCGCGCGAGGCCGTCATCACGCCTTTCAGACCGTCCATATAAACTTCAATCGTGGCGGACTTCCCGGCGCCTTGATAGTTGGCCGAGGCTGGTGCGGATGCCAGAGCATAGACGACAGTGGTGCTGGCGGTTTCCGTCATGCCGCAGCCGATTAACGCCGCGCCCAAAGGCGCATAGGGCGTTGCGGCGGTGCCGGAGTGTTTGATTTCCGTTCTGAAGGAAAGCTCTCCGTAGACGCCGCCCACAGCATGAGCCATCGGGTCCATCGTCGCCCTTTGTGCGTTCCGTTCGCTGATGAGCGGGACGGGCTTGAATTGAATATCCTCGGCCAGGAGAAAATCTGTCGCGGCAACGGTCCCCGCCGAGGCTTCCGTCGTTTCCGTTTTGATGCCGACGACTGTGCGTTTTACGAGCATGCTCATTTCTTCTTCTCCTCCGGCGCGGCCGGGGTTTCTGGTTTCTCAAACTCTGCATCACAATTCACAAGTTTCCCCGTATTGGGGTCGCGTACTTTTCCAGGCGTGCAGAGGTCTTCGTATTTCATTTCCTTTTCTTTTGCCATCTGATTATATCCTCATGTCATCTGTGCGAATTGCAAATTCAAAAACAGCCGTTCCGCCTTTCAAGGCTTTATCTTCCTGATCGTAGAGCATTTCATCGCCTAAGAAATTGATGTCGAAGACCAGACCTCCAAGCGTCAAGTCCTGATCGAGCGCCACGAGCAAGTCAATCAGTGTATTTTCGTAACTCGTCGCGCTTCCGGCTGCGATATCAACGGCTACGCGGAGGCGGTTATTCCATTTCCCGGTGAGAAGATCCTCCGGCTGGGGCTGTCCGAGCCCCCTCACGTTCACGGCGGGAAGTTCTGTCTGCTGAAAAGGCGCGACGCGATAAGAATCAACCACGGGCGTCGTGTTGTACGTCGATCCCGCGACGATCGCATCCCAGAGCGTCACCAAAGCCGCAACAATTCCTGTCCGTGCCGGGGTTGAAGGCATTTATGTCACCGTGTCCTGAGACAGCATGAGCCTCTGTGTCCCGTTTGAATCCGGGATGACTTCCTGAACGTAATAGCTGACGCCGCGCGCCTTCACCACGGTCGCAGTGGCGGGAGCGGCTATATCGGCGGTCCTGATTTCGACCGACGGCTGAGATGACTGCACTTCTGTTTCTCCGATCGTTATCGTACTTCCCGGAGCGTCGAATACGCCCGGGTATTCTGCGGCGTTATACAGAATCGGCTCCGCGATCCCGAGAGCCGGGAGATTCCAGATTCTTGATTCGATGTTGAAGTTCTCCGTTGCGACATCAGCCCAGGAAGCATCTTTGATTTCCTGATTCCCGGCGGAGGTGACTGTGGCGGAAATCCATGCGATGTAGTTCGCACCTGAGACTGTGTAATCGCCTGAGAGAACCGCGTGGTAGACGGTGGACTTCACAACCTGCACGTGATTCGTGAAACTGAAGCAGACCCAGATGGCATCCGAGCCGATCGTGTCCGTTTCGACGTTTGCCGAAGTGCCGATCGCCGTGCCGTCGGGATCGCCTGCATTATTCGCCTGGATGGAAACGGAAATGACTTTCCCCGAGGTGATCGTGCCGACCTTTTTCAAGAGCAGCCGGATTTCCTTGATGTGCTCCGTTGCCGTTGGGGTGAAGGAAGCGGAAAGGAGAATGTTATCCGCCGCCCCAAGCCGAAGGCCGGTCGCGTTAGACCCGCCGGGCCGCACCTTGAGCGATCCGGCGGATTTCACGGAGAGATCGGGTATCACCTGCTCGGCGATGTTGATCATGGCTTCCAGAGAACATCAAAACGGTAAAGCGCCGAAGTGACGCCCTGTGTCACGTTTTGAAAGTTGACACGGAAGCGGAGCTTTCTGTGGAGCGTTCCGCCCAAGCGTTCTGTGGCCACGCCCCTTAAGAGAATTTCCACGGAGTCCGCAGCGTCCACTTCAACCGAATCAGTGTAGACGTTGGCCCAGGTTGTTCCCTGAAGAGCATCGACGTAGATGTAGGCATAGCAGGAATCCGAGTTGATGAAGCGGATGCCCGCGAAGGATGCGCCGCCCATGTCGATTGTTTTCGATCCGCCCGAGAGCCAGCCATTGATCGCCGTATTGGGAAGGGTGTCGGTCGTATTCGTCAGATAGGCCCTCCCTGCCGAGGCGGTCAAGCGGTAGAAATAGTAATAGTTGAAGTTGTTCGGATTCGCGGCGAGCTGCGAGAGCGCGTCCGTGACGCCGACGACCATCAACAGAACAATGAAGAGTACCGAGAGCTTTCTCATGGTCATTCCTTCTCTTTCTTCGCGGGTTTTGCGGCCGCGGATGTTTTTTCGATTTCTTCCTTCACCGCCTTCACGTTCTCCGGCGTGTGTTCGAGCGCCTTGTTGGAGAAGAGAAGCTCGTTCGCGTCCTGGAGTGTGAGCTCAAGAACTGTCCCCGGCGGGAGAATCTTCATTGTGGTTTTATCGTCCGAGATTTCCTGCCGACGGATTGACTTGCGGAGGATGATTTTTATTTTCTTTGCTTCTTTTGCCATTGTTGCACCTTTTGGGATGAGAGCGTTAGTGTTGATAGTTGTGAGCATAAAAAGGAGGGCGGGGATTTTGACCCGCCCCCACGTTTTAGCTGAAGTCTGAAGACACGCTGAAGGCGCCGGGTTGCCGCACGCCGACATCGACGGTCTTTAAGGCAACCGTCCGCACGCCGCCCGTTGTGGCAAGGGCCGAGCGATCAACATTGATGTCCAGCACGCCCCACTCTCCCAGAATGACCTGAGAGAAGTCGCCGAAGAAGATGTAGCCGGAATTGGCCTGCATCGTGACGTTGAAGGGATAGCCGTTGCACAGGCCGTCATCGCCGATCACGAATTTCCCGGTGTTCAATGCCTTCTCCCGCGTTTTGAGTGTCCCGCGGACTGAAGGCCGGGCGACAAAGCTCATCGTCGCGACATCTGCGTTGGCTTCTGCGACATCGGTTTCAAATTCCACCGCTCCGACCCATCCCATACCTGCACCTGAGACGGCGCCGACGTTCGATGTCCCTGCGATGCCCGTCGGTTCATCGGTCCCTGCGCCGTGCAGGATTGCTGCATCAATGCCCAGGGCGAGCACGCGGATCAAGTCCTCGGTCACGAGGGCGTCGATGGCGGGCGTTGCCTGAAGCAGAAGCTGCCGCGTGAAGTCGATGAATGTGCCGACATGGTTCGGGCTCATCGTGACCTGCCCGACCGTCGGGTTTGATTCTGTGACTGCTGTGGTTTCATCGACCCAGTAGGCAGTCGAGGCGCCTGTCCATTTCGGGATAGCCACGTTCCCCACAAGTCCGGGGAGGGTCTTCACGCCGAGCTTCAGCATAAGGGCCTTGTTGCGCAAGAGCTCGATGAAAGATGAGGCGATCAGGTCCGTTCCGACCAGATTCCCGCCTGCCGTGGCAGACCCCACGGAAAGGTCGCGGATGCCGTAGCGTTTCAGAACGCTCGCAAGTTCCGCGCGCACATTCGCCGGGATGGCATCCCTCCCCTGGAGCTCGTAGGGAACAAAAAGCCCCTTCGGGGTCACGCCCATCCGTTTGGCGATCTCCGTGGAACACTCGCGCTCAAATTCCGCTTTCTCTCCGCTGTTGCCGGAGAGCGAGAGGATTGCGCGGGAGATCGAATAGCGTTTCTTATCACCGCTTGAGAGATCAAGGAACGACTCGACGCTTTCCAGCGGCTTGTCATCCGTGACCCTCATGTAAATGTCGCCCCGGAATTCTTCGGCGGAGCGTTTGAGCTCAACCGCGTCCTTCACGAGTTTGTCCATCTTTTCCTTGCCGCCGATTCGGTCAGCGAAGCGTGTGCCGACTGCTTCGATTTCCACGACGCGCTCAGATTCGAGCTTTGCGGCTTCGACTTTTTGACGCTCGGCTTTCTGTTCGGGCGTCAGCTCGGGTGTTTCCATTGTGATGCTCCTTTGTGGGATTTGTGGTTTTTCCTCGCCGACGCCGAGTTGCTCGGGAGGTTTGAAACTTCTGACTGCTGCTGTCACTTTCGCTACATCGGAAATATCATCGAGATCGTAATACTCTAAGCCGCGCTTGCCCAGGCCCACGGTGATGTCCGCCGGGATATCGACCGATGAGCCTTCGATCGGCTCCCAGGAACAGCGGAAGGCTTTCACACCGGCCGCGAGGCACATCTGTTTCAATGCTTCATCCATCTCCTCGGGCTTCATCTCATCCATACTGTGGATCATATAGCCGACTGAGGTGTGGACGGCGATCTCATCTTCCATGTCCATCAAGAGCTGCTCGGCCTCGGGGCTTCGGGAGAGCCGTGCGGTCCCCAGGAGCCTCTTGTTCTCGATCCGTCCGTTCTCGATCACGCCCCGCATCTCCCGGTGATTCTTCAGGAGGGGCGGTTTGTTGTTCCACCTTCCGAGCTTCACGAAGGCCGGGCTGTGGTCCAAGATCTCAATCCCCCAATAGCGTTCGATGGGATTTTCAGAGGCGAAGGAAAGGTCGGCGGTGCGCTTCTCCTTGTTCACCATTTCCCGCTTGATTGTGTCCATCCGAAAATGCGGCTGACCGAAGACTCGTTGTCTGATCTGTTCGTTCATCGTTCTTGCCCTTAATGCGCGAGGCCGTTTGTGGGTTGTGGTTTCAAAAGTCTTTCAGCTTCATCGATCAGCTCATCTTCCTTCTCCGCCGGTTTCTCCGGCTTTGCCTGCACGCTCCCGGAAAAGTCCAGGTCGATGCCGTATTTCTTCGCGAGTCGTTTTTCTTCCGCGATGTCTTTGAACACATCTTCGATGCGGCCGCCCTTTTCTCCGACGATCTGAATCAGGCTTGTGGCCCCGGCTCTGCGCTCGGCGAGCTTCGAGTTGAAATCCTTCTCCGGGTCAACATAGCCCCACGCCCTGGCAACGAAGATGGGCTTGTTCACGCGGTCAAAATCCGACATGGAAACTTTCTTCAAGCCCCCCGACATGATCGCAGACTCGAGCCAGAGTGGAAACAGTGGTTTGAGATACATCTCGATAAACCAGTTTTGAATCGTCCTGAAATAGTCGCGCTCGGGTTCTGAGCCTTGACGCATCGAGGAATAATTCGCTTGCGAGAGATCGCCGGTTAAGTTCATGTACGAGATGCCCAGGCCGGAGGCGAGCTCGCGGGTTGTGGAGCGGACGAACATTTCGTGCTGCTGATGGGGGTACTCAGGCGCCCAGGGTGTGAAGTTCTTATTGCCGATGTCCTCGAGAGTGCCA